ATCTGGATATTGTTGCATCGGGCAATTTCTTTACTAAGAGCCACTGATGGATTCTTCTCATACTCCTGCTTCGCATCTAACATCCTCCGTTTGAATACTACTCTATCACCATACATTTTATCCATCAACTCTGGCAGGAATCCACGCACATCTTTCCTATACTGTGCTCCATTTGCACAGGTTGCATACTCACTATCAAAATCATCTATCTCTTCGTTTAGGATCCTCTCAACGCTTGCACGGGGATGTCTAGTCTCCCTGATGGTCTCTGGCGAGATATTGTACTGCATAATAAGGTGAGGATACAGACTATTAAGGTCAAAAGAGACAACCCAATCATAGCGTCCTGGTTTCGGTTCCTTGACATAAGCTCCTGCGTATTTCTCGTTTTTAGTTGAACGGTTTTTAGGAGGAATAACAATATTCCTTTTCTTTAAGTAGTTATAAATTATCGTATCCCACATTCGCACCTGATAGAATATATCATTATAATTAACCTTGGCTTCATATGCCATAGTAAGAGCAAGCTCAATAAGCTTCATCTTACCTTCAAGACGGTCAACAAGTTCAACGTCAATTATATTATACTCAATAAATTTCTGCCAACCCTTTGTGTAGAAATCCTTAAACGTATCAAACTCACTGTGGTCCAACTTCTTCTGTCCAAGTTCTACACTAGCAATATAATCAAGTCGATAAGATTCCTGTGCCTTATAAGTAAACTTCTTATAAAGATCCATATAATCTAACTGGGTAACTCCACCAACATCAAATGTGGTATGAGAACGTCCCATAAGATGTATTTCACCTTCAGAGACAAGTCCCCAAGGTGACATACGTTTCATTAACTTCTCACCCAATACTCTATTAAGACGCTTACAGATATATGGAATATCGTACAGTTGTATGTTCCATCCAGTAATCACATCTGGAACATCTTGCATCCAATATTGAATAAAATTATTTAATAGATCGTACTCTGTCGGACAATAATGATATGTTACATCTTTCCTAGTATTCTTAAAGGGTTTGACACCCCAAGTAATGATCTGCTTAGTTGTGTAATCCTGTATTGAGATTGCCAAGATCTCTTCCACGCAAGATTCAACGTCTGGGAAACCTTGCTCAGACGCAACCTCAATATCCAAAGTAACAAGCTTAACTTTAGATATGTCAAACTTGATTTCATCTTCTGGGTATTTCTCTGAAATATATTGATAGATATACCTGTCATTCCCATATATCTCAAAGTTCTCAATATCCTCATACCTCTTATAGAAGTCCCTACATTCTCTAACTGTGCCTGGATGAATTGCTTCAACTGCTTCTCCACTCAACGTTTTGTATTTAGTATTCTTTTTGGACTTAACAAATAATGTAGGGAAGAATTCATCCCTATGTTCATACCTCCTACCATTCTCAACTCCTCTTACGAGGAATTGATTACCGATTAGTTGGACATTAGTATAGAATTTCAAGGTTTAAGAAGTCTCAGTCGGTGGATTTGGTTTAACTAATAAAGTAGGTGTAGGTTTAAGAAGGTTTTCATATTTCTCAACCAAAGTAGGTTTAGGATCTACAAGAGTTAGTATCTTATCAGATGATAGCATAAATTCATTCTGATTGGTACTATCAACTAACCAAGGAGAAAGAGTGTTCTGCTCTCCCACAACCATTGGTTCAATTAACTTACAATCAGGTTCACCTGGAACTGCTGCTGGTGCTTCTTCAATCTGTGAGACCAGCTTTAGATTGTTGGTCAGGACTATCAGTTGAATTGGTTTCTTCTCGGTCATCTTTTAAAACATCCCTTTCGTACATTTCTTGAATTTTTTCTACAGGAGTTATCATAGTAACTACCCAATCAGTACTTATTGGAATTGCTTTCTCTCTTGCAAGAGGCATCCAAGGGTACATTGAGACAGAAACATCTGATTGCTTCTCTGGTTGTTTTGGATCTAATTCATCCTGTGAAGGTTTTGCTGTTTGCAATTTTACAACACAAGGTTTATTGAGAAAGTATCCCATCACTTGTTCGTTAGAAGACATCATCTCCTGAACATCAGCAATGACATCCTCACCAGATTTCAAAACTAAGACTTTAACAGTCATAACTTATTCATACCTCCAAATAGTATAACAAAGAAAAAGCACCCTGTCAATTGACAAGGTGCTGATCCATCTCGAACTCAATTTTATTTATAACCAGTCTTTACGAGCATGATGTTCTGGAACAATCTTTCCTACTGTAACAGTAAGTAGTCCATCTTCAAACTCAACATTCTGTACCTCTGTATCATCAGAGATACCCCAAGATCTTTCAAATGACCTTTGGGCAAGTCCCTTAAAGACTAATTGATCTTTATCTTCTTTCTCTTCTTTCTTCCCTTCAACAACTAGTTTACCGTGTTCAGTGTAAACCTTAACTTCTTTCTTTTTGAATCCAGCGAGAGCAACCTCAAGTCTGGTTTCTACATTGTTTACTTGAACTATGTTGTAGGGTGGATAATTTTCTGTTCTTGTATCGTTAAAGAAACGATTTAAATAATCGTCCATTCCAATACTGTTTCTGGTAATCCTCTCCATTAACTCTGGAAGATTAGCAGCGTGATACCTTGCTAGGTTAGTCATAATAGGCTCCTTTAAAAGCGAGTTTAGTTTTAATGTCCCTTACGGCGACACTACTAATTATATCACTCTGTTATAATTACAGTTTCGGTTAACCTAATAAGTTTAGTTCGGGTTTCCTCCCAGTTATTAACAGGATGCGGATAACCGCCCCTTTTCTTTACTGCTTCCCCTAAAGAATAATCATTACCACCTTCTTCCATCCTGTCACCAAAGAAATGTAATTCATCATCTTCATTAAAATCTCTTAATATCTGACTCTTATCACTACCATAAGGTCCAAGGTCAAGACCAGTCTGTCCACCCAATGCTACAGATAAACCTGGAAAAGCATTTCTAATTCTATTTGCAATATCCTCTCTTTCCAATCTCTCCTTATCCCATTTAATATACTCTTCTCTACCATTAGAAGGATCCTTACCTCTACCTAAGATACTAAAATTAACTCCACCTGGTCTTCTCTCAATATGCAATCCATTACGAATAGGAAAACAACTATATGCTAATTCATCATTTAAAAATCTTTCTACCTCTAATGGCAATTCCCAATCATTTCTGTAGACATTTTTATCCTTTTCATAAGCATCACTACCAGAGCAATTGTATACTCGTTTGGCAGTATAACATATATCCAACCCCAGTTGTTCTAGGGTCTTTTGTCTATCACTACCAGTGACAAGATAGACATCATGGCGACGACAAAATATAAGAAAGTATGCCCAAAATTCATGAGCAATCTCCTTCCTACTGGGAGTTAATGTGCCGTCAACATCAAAAATAAATTTTTTCAAATTAGTTAATCGGATTCAGGTTCCTGTGCCTTTGTCTTTTTACCAATGTTATATTTTTGTTCTAATATCCAATCTCCTTTATCTTTATATGATAAAACCTTAATCTGATTTAGAGGTGCTATATCCTCAACAGAAGTTTCCTTCACAATAGAAATAAGTCCCCAGTCAGAAAGTAAACGAGCAATACGATTACGACGCTGAACATCGTTAACAGTAAGGTTTGCGTGTTTTCCGTCTAGTGCAAATAATTCTTTAAAATGTACAATATAATATCTTCCTTGCTTATGCAAAATGTGGCAAGATTGATAGAGTTTCTTTTCTTTCCTAGAAGCTACACCGATTCTAGTTAGAGTTTCCCTTACCTTTAAGAAATCATCTGGTTCATTAAGAACCACTTCTAACATCTTATCCTGAGACCATTCTACAGTCGGTTCCACCGTCGTAGTTGTCATTTCATTCCTCCAGTATCAAGTCGTTGTTTAATGTAATTAATTTGTTCAGGGGTTAATATCTTCAAAGCATTTAATGCTTTTTCGTTACTATAACCATAGTATTGTTTAATGATTTCAAGATCTGTGACTTTATCCTTACGGAGCCAGGGACTGAATCTCTTCTTTTTCCTCAAAGTATTTAGATAAAAAGAATATTGCATATCTTTATCAAGGAAAGAATATTTATTCATCTCATTTACAAACAACACACAATCAAGATGTCCTGACAAACAACGATTGATAATGTATGGAGAATATTCTTTAATCACATCAGGATCTTCTTCACGCAAATCTTCCTTTGTGAAGTTGATAGAATTTAACCAATCTTTAAGTTCAGTCATTTTGGTAGTTTGCGATTAAAGTTCCAGTAATCAAATTTCTGCCACATATAGTATACACCAATAAGAGTTCTTTTCACAAACTCTTCAAACAATATTAATGAAATGAAAACAAACTTCTCTATCATCTTATTATCTGTATGTCATCGTCATCAGTCCACAATTCAACCTTAGTTCTAAATCTACCATCTTTCTTAAGAGTTTCATATCTTCTTGTTGCCTTACGTTTCCACCAACTAATTATATTCTCAAGATGAAACTTATTCCAATTTTGACCTGGTATAAGAGTACTATGTCTTCCATTAATTACTTCACGAACATTAGCATATCCATAATCTGAAATATAATATCTCTTCTTCTGAGTGAGTCCGAATGCCATATTAATTACATCATTAAACTCTTTCAGTTTATCTTGATCCTTTAAAGACTTTTTAATCCAAGCAATCATCTTAGTCTGTCTCTTCATCTTTTTAGATGATGCAGTATTAAGAGTTAATGGTTTGTTATCATTTAATACAGTAAATCGATCATGAAGTTTATGGAATACTTCATCATGAAGCAAAGGAAGAAACTTACTTTCTGTTAGACCTTTATATCTCATAAACGGTTTAAGACCATCATACTGTGATGCAGAGGTCGTAGAACCATATAATGATGTAGTCTCAAATAAAGCAATATCCTTTTCAAATACTTCATTCAAAGTCTCCCTTGCAAAATGAGATACACACATCAATGCAAGTAACTTACCCCCAAGATAATTATATCCAAAAGGTTGAGATGGAACTATTACAAATCCCATTGCAGCATGACGATTAAACACAGATAGATTAGGTAATTCACCTAACCATATATTTCTTGGTTTTGAATTGATAGTAGGTGAACCAAACCGTATAAACCCTATAACCTTTTGAGATCTCTTTTCAGTTACTATCCATCTTAACTCTCTACCTGGAATATTACTTTCATTATTGTGAGAAGATACTGCTGCTAATAGATTGTTATAATGATCCTGTGGTATAGAATCAAATCTACCTCCCACAAATTTAATATCAAACTCCATCTCTTCTGGATGAATATCATCATTAAAGAATTCATCCTCTAAAGGAAAGAGTTGATTTGTTTGAGCAACTAACTCCTTTTTTACATACCTAAGATAATCTTCAATTGATGCAAAATTCTTAAAGTAATTAATAAATTCGTCAGCAGCCCATGTAGCATCTGCTTCACTTATTATCATCTTATAATCATTGGATCATTATAACTTGGAGGACCAATATCTATTATGATGGGAGAATCAAGTATATTATCAAGACTATCTGCCATCCTAATAAATCCATTACCAACATGCATTTGACCAGCAAACACAGATATGGTAGCAGCACCCCAGAAGATATAATACCATCTGGATTTAACTTGTGCTTTTAATTTTCTTTTATCTTTAGTCATGATGGATGTTCAAATTGTTCAGTAACTACGGTTTTAACAGGACCATCATCTGTATATACAGATACGTGATGAATCTTGATAGAATCCTTCTCCATTATTTTAACATCAACCTGACCATCTTTGCAAGAAACTACAACAGTTCCATTACCGATCCATTCTTTAGGATCTTCAAAATACTTATAAACTGGATAAGGGTCACGGGTTTTAGCACTCGCTGTTACTTTTACGTTCATTGGTTTAATACAAATACAAGTCTAACAATCATACCTATGACTATTGCATAGTATGTTAAAGTCACTGTTCTATAAGTGTCTACTGTTCTTTGGTTCATTTGAATTGACACTCCACCATAATCTCTGTAAGACATGCTAACATATTAATCTCTTGGTCTGCAACAAAT